TATTAAAGTTAGTCAGATTGAAATATACAACGAAGATTTTGAACTTGAATACAACGGCGATTTAGTATCTATTTATGGATTTGAAATAACACCCACGGAATTAGGTAAACTAGAAATTGAAGCTAAATTAAAAAACACAGTTACGAATTTTGAAATTAACACAACACCAATAAACTGCTTTGTAAGATTAAGAGCAGATAGTAATTTTATAACAGCCGATAATGGCACAATAACAGCAGACAATGGCTAGACAAATTATAAACAACGGAACAGTAGCGGGCGATAATACTGGAGAAATATTATTTACTGCATTTGAAAAAACAAACGACAACTTTCAAGAACTTTATTCAGTTACAGGCTGGGCTTCTTATAAAGACGACGAGTACACCGATGTAGCACCACTTGATATTACAACTATTTCAAACATACCTAATAACTCAGCAGTTGTATTCAAGTTCAAAATCTTCGTTGTATATTTCAATCTGACTAACTTTAATAGTACTTCCAATAGGTAAGGTATTTTCAGTTTTTCCAAGTCCAAACGTAATAATCGGCTTTTTATATTTTTCGTTTAGTATCATAGCGTTATTTCATTTGAGGTTACATCGTTTATTCTTATTCTTATTTTTGTAATATTATCTCCGTTTACATCTTGCGTTAATTCATTAGTCGTTCCTTCTACCTTGCTAAAAATACCGATTGTATTCCAACCTAAAGGAAATCCAGAAACAGAAAACCCTTCAATAGTTAAAGTGTAATCCTGTCCGTTTGGTATTCCTGTATGAGAATAATTAACCCTATAATTATATAGGTTAGGATATAACCAACCGCCAACTAACCCTAAATTAGTTACTGAATTTAAAACTAATGTAGTTGGAAAATCTGGTTCAATAAAACAACTGCCGTCTAAGAATACCGTTTCGGATAAATTAGAACTAAACGAAACAAAAGGATTGTCAGTATTTATGGTTATTCCAAACTTATAACCGTACAAATTAAACGGCAACTGGTCTATTGGAATTGTTATTGTAGTTCCAGATAATGTAGCTGTTAATGGTGGCACAATATTTCTTTGCGTAAATACTATTTCGCTCAATACCGTTACAACCGCTTCATAAACATTTACCGTTACTGTTGTTGGTAAAGGGTAATCCGTTGTTATATTTATTGTAAGTTCGCAATCGGTAACGTTTGGCTCTGAAACCACAACCGAATAATCAGGAGTTGTTGGATTTATTACCTCAACTTCGGTCATATAATCAACTTCGATTAACTCTAATTTAGTCGGCTTTCCCTTTACTATATTTGGTATTTTGTTAACCAAATAGTAAGACGATAACTGCTCGATAAATTGAATTTTATCGAAAGCAAAATTGTAAACGTCAACTGGCTTTAAATAAAACTCAGCTAGTATCATTTTAGCTTTATTAAATAACGCTCCTATTGGTCTGTACCAATCGAATAATATCTCATTAAAACTTAATCGATAATAATTCTCTCTAAAGTAAAAAGGCACGGTTTCACCTCCACCAAGTATATTGCTTGAAATTCCTAAAGGACTAAATACTTTTTCGGCTCGCATAAAATAAAATCTATTTTCAAGTCCTTTGTATTCAATTGTATCGTCCTCTTTAATTTCTTTATCCCAAATTTTATAAACGTTTGAACCAGCTAAGAAACTACTTTTTTGCCCCTCGTGTGTATAAATTTGTGATTGAATAATTGTTAACTCTTCGGCTAAGTTTTCATTTGAAATATTTATACTTCCATTTGCAAAATTTGAGTCGGTGTCGTTGTGTTTATATCGAAATACGTTGCTTTTTGCATAGTTGCCAAAAGTATATTTTTCCGACACCTTACCAATAAACTTGCTTGTTAGATTGTTTACTTGCGACGATTGTAATAGTTCCGATAAAGTCAAAAACTTAACCTTATTAGAATATTTATCTTTAAACATTGTTAATCCAAATCTAACAACTATTTCCTTTATGAAATCACTAACTTTAAAATCAATAAACGCCTCGTCAAATCCTAATGAAAAACCGCTAATAAAGTCGAAAGATGTTGAGCCAAATTCGCCTGTTAATATACTTGTCGATGTTGGTGTACTTGCTCCTGTAAACGGAAAAGCAATATCTTCATAAACTAACTCAACAAGTATTTTATCGCCTACAGATAAAAAAACATCTGCATAATTTCCATTTCGTATATTAATAAACGCTTCACTAACTAAAGCGTTTACGTTATTTAAAACCGTTACTCTTAATCTTGCGCTATCAACTACTCCTGTTGTCGATTGTAATCTAAAAGTTGAAGCACCAAACGAAAGCCTATAAGTTCCGCTTATTACCGCACCACTACCAAAAATATAATAATCACTATCAAAGTCGGATGTATCAGGGAAAAATGAAGCGAAAGAAGCTGAACCAAAAAAAGTACCGCCATCTAAAGGATATTCCACCGTGTTAGTTACAATTATACTTTCTTGCGTTGTTACGTTTTCAAGTGTTGGTTCTTCTTCGCTTACTGGCTTAGGATATGTCATCCAAAGGTTTTCAAAATACTCGTGTGAAAAAATAACACCCTCGTAATCCCAACTAATATAAGTAAATATCTTTTCTATCAAATACGGCACGTTTGCGCTTGGGACTTGAAAGTCTATACTAACATCTGTTCCCGCCTCGTTATTACCGTTGTAATCGGCTAAAATGTATCGGTAAGGTAAAGCTTCGTCCGTCCAAGTTTCAATAACGTTATCAATGTTTTTAATATGGTTCAGTTCCGTAACTCCACATTCAGTAATTGTTAAGTTGTCAATCGCTCGGTAAAAATCAATAATTCCGTCATAAATTGTAATATTGTACTCGTTTATAGTGCTTTCAAGTAAAACCGCCCAACCTTTATAAATAACGTGTTGCCCTGTGTCGGTATCAATAACATCGCAATCAGCTTTTGTATATGGAAAAGTAGAATTACTACCAACGAAAAAAGCACCGTCAAAAATCTTTTTATTTGTTGCGGTGCGTTGTATTTTAATCGTTTGCGTATAGTTACTGTTTCTAGTGGATAAGTTCGCTATATCGTTTACTTGCTTTGTTTGTGCAAATGAAACGTTAGGCGCTTCGATTAATGAGCCGTTTATGTAAATCAAATAACTCATAACGTTTGAGTGTATAAGTCAGGTAATTCTAAATCAAGATTAATCTCTAATGCTTGACCTTTAAAGTTACGTGTTCTTTGTGTTGTATTAGCTATTCTTACCTCCATCCAATCATTAACATCGGCTTGGCTAAATGGTTCGCCTGTAAACAAAAAAACTTTAGGGCTTGTTAAAATTGTTGACAATAGATTAAACTCTTCTTCTGTTAATTTATCTGAGTTAACTATTAACTTTTGACCAGCGGTTAATCCTATTTGACTGACTTGATTGTAAGTGTCTTCTAAGTTTTCAAAGTCGGTATTTATTTCGCCAATGTTACGCATAGATTGTGTGCGTTGTGCAAAATTAGGGAATAACCAATAAGAGTAACCACCATAATTATTATACCATTTCACATAAACACCGCTACAAACATCTGCTTTATCAATGTACAAAAATTTATCAAGCCAAGCTATTTCGTTTACACCTAATGCAATGGGTAATAAATCATTAATGCTTTCGTCAATCCTGCCATCAGAAAAAAACAACCTTGTTAAAAAACCTTTATACTCAAATGTATAATCAAGTAAATTAGTATTGTTTGTCAATTCTAAATCTACTGGCTCTAATTGTAAAAAAGAAACATCAAACGGATAACCCTCGAAATACTTAGCGTAATATTTATTTGTTGTGTTTGGATATAGCGGTAATAAAATAATGTTATCAGTAGTTTGCGTTACATTTCTTTTATACGTTTCAATTTGTTGAACCCCAGATAAAAAAGGGATGAATACGCTATAAGTTTCGTTTGTGTTGTTGGTAAAGTTAATCGTTATTGTGAATGATATTTTTAGAAAACCACCAAAAGAATAAGTGAAAGTGGTATCATCGCTTGCGTCAATATCTGTTACTAATGTATCAAAGAAATTAAATGTATTAATTGTAGTGCTAATGTATTCTTTAAAGTTAAAATAAAACAACCCTGTAGGATTAGGGTAAATTAAAACCGATTGTCCGCCCAATGTAATAGTGGCGTTTAATATATCTAAACCCGAGTCGGAAGTAAAGCGTATAACGTTATTGTTATAAGCCATATTAATTCTATCGGTATCTATCGACTGTAAAAAATCTATTGCCATTATGCAAACATTAATTTTATTTCTTTTTCAAACGCTGGTATGTAATCAGCGGTAACTTTATCAATTATCGATTGTATTCTCTCAGGCGTTACTACTTCGCTAATTAATTCAACACCACCGTAACCTTCTCTTTTCCATCCTTCACGTGCAATCTTTCGAGCAATTAAATAGGCTAAACTTGTAATGCTAATTTTGCCTACTATCCTATTCATTAAACCTTTATCTCTTATCCATTGTTCAATCGCTTTACTTGACGGTTGTTTTCCAGCTTTACGTCCAAACTCTAATTGTTCGCTATACTTTTCTCCAATCAATTGTGCGCTTAATCCTTTGACTTGAACTTCTAAACTGTTAGCCCAGTTTCCACTCGCTCGCATTCCTTTAGCATCGTATAACTTAATCAAATCCAATTTAATTAAATCAAACTCTTCTTTGAGTATATCAGTTGCTTGAACTATTGCCATTTGATAAACTATAATTTAAAGGAACGTAAGCCACAAATCTAACCATTAATCCGTCGCAATTCATATCTAAAATATCAGTAACATCATCAAACTCTACCGTTTCCCAATCGACTAATGAACAACCGAAATAACTTTCAATATTATGAACGGCATCAATCAACGGTTCAATATTATTAACGTACTTACTTTGACTTTCAGCACCAACTTCACTCATAAAGTTTTGGTCTAAATCGGAATGCTTTACTAAATAAAAAGTCCCTTCGTATCTAGTGCCTTTACTTCCTGTTCCTGTGCCGTTTTTAATCGGTTTGCCCTTTCTGTATTCTAATAAGAAATAAATATCGTCTAACTCGCCAGTCCAATTATCTCCCGTATCAATTAAATTCAATACGGCTTTGCGTCCGTAATGGAAGACGTAAGACTTGCTTTTGCTATAGGATTGTAATATGCGGACTATGTCGGTTATCATTTCATATTATTATAATTGTAATTCACTTCGTTTAATGTCTTTGTCATTGCCATAAGATAGAAAATCTCGCTATATGGTTGCCTCCCTAAGTCCATAGGATATTGACCGTAACGCTCTCCTAATTGGTCTAATGGCAAAAAGCTATCATACATTGCTAATCTATCTCCTCCAGCCATTTTCCATTTACCTAAATCAGTATTGCTACTTTTTGATAAACGGCTTTCGTTTTCATTTATTACTTTAAAAGAATTGATAATATAATTCTTAGCCTTAAAATAACTTACTATATCAGCATTCAAAAAGTCTTCCTTTGAGCAATCAAATATAATATTAAATATTTGATATAAAGTATCAAAGTCATTAACTTTTTGCAACAAAGATAAACAATATTTAATATTGTTGTACGGTAGTTTTACAATTTCTACTTCTTTGTTTAAGAATTTATTATCCTCTTTGATATGGTTTAGTATCATATCGTACTTCAGAGTAGAATCTAATTGACTATATTGTTTTACTGTTATGTTATACACGAACTCGGGTTTTAAATGTTTTTTGAATACTAAAATAAACACGCATTACTAAAGCGTCTAATATATCGGGGGAATGTCCAATCAATTCTTTTATTTTAATCTTAGGTAATAATTGTATTTTACCATCCTTATCCAATTCATACGATTGTAGGCATTCTAATTCTTTTATAAATTTACCTTTAGGAACTTCACAATCAATATTAATAAATCCTTTGTTTACCATATCGGCAAACTTATAACCGCATTCCGATTTAAGATTTTTATATCTATCGTCTTGAATTGGTTTGCCACCGTTGTTAAATGGCTTTGCACCGCTTAAATAACCACGTAAAAATGAACCTAAACCGTCAGCATCATAAACAATATTGGAACGCATAACTTTAAATTGATTAGCTTTCTTTTCAATTAAAGCGGTTACCTCGTTTGCCTCACATTTATCTACTTCAGTGTAGTCAATTATATTCCAACCATCCCAAACAATTAATATGAACTTATCTGAACCGTGCAATGCAATGTCCGCAGTTATATAAGTTAATCCTTTTTCAACGTGCTTGTTAGTCCATAATGAATTAATAGCGTCGAATTTACACAACTGGTCGTCGCTCTCTTGCTCTTCAGCTAAGTATAATTGTTTGAATATTTTTGGTGGTAAATCTCTTTGCGCTTGTAATATTTCTTCTTCTTGCAATATACCCTCATTAACGGCATCCCAAGCCGTTATTTTAAAATAAGCATATTCTTTGTCGGTATTTGATTTTTCTTTTAACTGGTGCATCCAATTAGCTACACCGCCAAAGTTTCCAATAAGTTTCATCATTCCGCCTGTTGCTGTTATTGTTGAGCGTAACGCGTAAAAAGCCTCGACTTTTGCTCTTGGTGCTTCATCAAATACAATTGAGTAAACATCCTCCCCAAAAAGGTTGTCGGGTTTGTCCGCGGATTTGAAATGAATATGAACACCGTTAGGGCAAGTAATAATCAAATTACTTTCGTTTATTTTATAAACACCACTTTGACCTACTTTAGCACGCAATCGATTAAATGCTATTTTTGCTTGAGAATAAACAGGCGCAACCCACCAATGATTATAATTTGTTTTATTCCAACTTTCGTGTGCTCTTTCGTAAATCCACCAAATATGCGAAAAGGTTTTACCAACTTTTGTTGACGCTTCAGTAACGGTAAACCTACTATCATTATAAAGAAAGTTCTTTTGATAGCTTGTTAGATTTGGTCTTTTTATTTGGAGTTGCATTAATCAGTAAAGTCTATTTTTATAGGGGCATTTTGGTCGCCAGCTAATATAGTTTTATTACCATACTTCTCAGGTCTTAACTTACCTAAAACCCATTGACGCGCTTCAATTTGTAATTTATTACGCTGGATTACATTGTGGTTTATTACTTCTATACCGTCTTTTTCAATTACATCTTCGCCTTGTTTATCAGCTATTTCAAGTATTTCGTCAAGCATTAACAATTCTCTTTGCTCACACGCGCGCGCGTAACGTTTTACTCGTTCGTCTGCTTCAATAGTTAAATTACCATTTTCATCCGTTTGCTCTAACCATTCATAAAAAGTTTTACTACTAGGCATTCCATTTGTAGATAAGGCATAACGCAAAGATTTACCACTTTCAATTTCTGAAATGATATAATCGAAACATTCATCTTTTTTCTCTTGACTATAAGCCATAACAAAACATTTTAACCACAAATATAACAATTATTTTTAATATACAAACTTGTAATACTTTTATATACTAAAATAAGTAAATATTCAAATATACTTGTAGTTCATCGATTATTATTGCAATTCATCGAAAAATCTTGTTTTGAAGTTGTGTTTTGGTGTATATTTGTTGAAATAAAAATAGAGAAATTATGAAACTATACGTAAGAACACCATTATTAGGAAATGAATTTAAAGTTTGCAATGAATTAACTGATGAAATAGTTGCAATATTCTATAATCAAAAAGATGCTGTTGAATATATAGTTTTTAAGCAAAACAACTAACTTAATCAGGGATGCGACTGTAACGCATTTTAATTATGAAAAAAGCATTTTTACTAACTGAAATCGGAACAAATGTAATATTCGATACGGTATTCTCAACTAGAGAATTAGCTGAAGAGCAAATTGCAAAAAGTAACAACCCTGAGTATTGGGAAATTATAGAACTTAAATATATTTAATTATGAAAACAAAAATCATATTATTTTGGCTTCGTGCTAATTACAACCAAATGTTTATCATTTGGTGTTTGGGAGTTATATTGTTTAATTTAATTAGAGTTTGGTTATGAGAACAGAAGGAAAATGGAATTGGTTGCCATCAAAAGGCAATAAATTAGAAGTTTTGCAAAATGAATACGGATATGAAATATGTAATTTTGGTAGTGATTCCCCTTATTACCCGACAGAAGGATTTGCTCCAAATGAATACGACAAGTTACTAATCTCAAAAGCACCTGAAATGCTAATGCAGCACGAAAATGATTTAATAGAGTTGCAATTGCTACACGATTTTATTTTTAATGACCAAGGTTATAGCATTACA